ATCTAACTTTTTAACTAAACATTTAAACATATTTATTGACGGAGATATTGAAGAATCATTTGTTACTATAGACGATTTAAGACAAGGTAAAATAGCAGAAGAAGATTTTGATTGGGACGGTAGAGAAGTTTATTTAGGTATCGACTTAGCAGAAACTGTCGATAATACTGCTGTTTCAATGGTTTATTATGATAATGATGAAGATAAATTTTATACAAAATGTTGGTCATTTATTCCACAAGAGAAAGCAACAGAAAAATCAAAAAGAGAACGTATTAATTATTTCTTAATGCGTGATAAAGGTTGGGCTTTTTTATGTGGAGATAGAGTAATAAGTCAACGTTTTGTTGAAGATTACGTATTAGGAATAGAAAAGAAATATAATGTTATAGTAAAAGGTATCGGATATGATAGACGTAATGCAATATCATCTGTAAACAGATTTATAGATGAAGGAGATTACGAGTGTATAGAAGTAAGACAAAATAGTTCGTCACTTGGTCCAACATTTAAAATGATGAGAGATTATATTATAGATGGCAATTTCCTTTACCAAGAAAATGAACTTTTAGAAAATAACTATAAAAACGCACGAATAACATACGATACTACAATGAATATATATGTCAATAAAAAGAAAAGTGCTGGTAAAATTGACGGTGTTTATGCCACAGCAGATGCAATGTATCTATGGAAACAAGACATAGATGACGGATTATTGACAAGTAGTTTTGAAGATAGAGGATTATTTATTTTGTAAAGGAGGTACGTAAATGGGATTGATTGATGATTTAATGAAGCAATTTTCAAATAATCAAAATAATCAAAACAAACAACAATTAAATAATATGTATGGTAATGTAAATTCAGCTATTGTTGGTACTTCCTCTGGTGGTTCCTCAAATTTTACAGAAGAAGAAGCACTTTCAATATCCTCTGTAGCAGCAGCAACTGATTTAATAACATCCACTATTGCTAGATTACCAATAAGGTTGTATAAAAAAGGCTCTAAAGGAGAATATGTATCATTAGACGATGATAAAAGAGTTTTTTTATTGAATAAAGAACCTAATACAACATTAACTGCTATTACATTAAAGAAACGCATTATATTAGATTATCTTTTTCATGGAAACTCATATATATATCCAGAATGGAACAGAAATGAGTTAATGGGATTGCATCATATACCAGCTAAAAACGTTTTTGTTGAAAAATACGTAGATGAAAACATACCTTTTGCAGTTAAAGGTCAATTTGAAGTTTTAGGAGCAGATGCTCAAAAAATAACTTTATTGCCCGATGAATTAATGATTGTGTTAAAAAATTCTGAGAATGGATTAGATTCGAAGGGTATATTAGACCTTAATTCAGAGTTATTACAACTTGCATTAAACCAACAACAATATAGTTCTTCTATATTGGAGAATGGTGCATTGCCTTTGGCTGTTTTAACTACTCCATCTAGGGTTACAGATAAAGCAATGGCAAGAATTAAACAAAGTTGGGAGACTATCTATAAAGGTGGAAAAAATGCTGGTAAAACGGTTATTTTAGAAGATGGTATGGATTACAAACCGGTATCTCTCAACCCTAATGAATTAGATTTAAGTACAAGTAAAGAAGCTGTATTATCAGATATTGCAAGAGTTTTTGGTATTCCAGAGTCAATGCTTAATGCAGATGCAAATAAATATAATTCTAATGAACAAAACAACTTGCATTTCTTACAGTATACATTAGACCCAATTATTACAGCTCTTGAAAGTGCATTAAATAAATCTTTACTATTAGAATCTGAAAAAGACAAAGGTTACAGTTTCCAAGTTGACAGAGATTCAATATTGGCAACTACAGAAGCAGAGAAATTTGCTACTACTATTCAAGCAATGAAGGGCGGATTAATCTCTGTGAATGAAGCAAGAGCTAGACATAACCTTAAACAAATAACTGATGACTACATGATGTGGGGTCTAGGAAACATTTTCTACAATAAAGAAGACAGTAAAATGACTATTCCAAATATGGGTGCTATTATTGACCCTAATGACCCAGAAAGTGTAGCAAAAGCTATGAATAAAGATTCTGAACAAGCTAGTAATGATTTAAAAGATAAACAAAAAGAACAAGAAAAAGAGAATACTGATAAAGATGACAACGAAGAAAAGACTGATGATGAGATGAATGAAGATAAAGAAGACAAAGATAAAAAATCTAACAAGGATAAGGATATAAAAGAAGACAAATAACTTTTATATAAGAGAGGTTAGATAAATGGCTAAAGTGGAATTTAGAATGCACGATGCCAAAATGACTAGCGAAGGAGACATGATTGTTGCTGGTTATGTAAACCAAACAGAACAATTTAGTCAAGAGCTAGGACTGGCAAAACGCTTTAAAGAAAAAATTTCAAAAGGTGCATTCCAACGTGCCATTTCAAAATCAGATAGAGATATTGATTTCTTAGCAGAACATGATAGCTCAGTTGTTTTAGCTTCTACTAAGAACGGAACTTTAGACTTAAAAGAAGACGATAAAGGTCTTTATATGGAAGCAAGAGTTATTAATACTTCTGCTGGTCGAGATTGGTATGAAATGATTAGTTCTGGACTAATTACTAACATGTCATTCGGGTTCCAATCTATCAATGATGAGTGGCGTTCAGTTGGAGAGAACCTTTTCGAGAGAACGATTAATGATTTAGAATTATTTGAAGTATCAGCTGTTAGAAATCCAGCTTATGCTCAATCAAGTATCTCAAATCGTGGACTTGACACTTCTGACGAAGATATAGTCCCAGAAGACATTGAGGAGGAAAATGTAATGGAACAACGTACAGCAGACCAATTGCTTACAGCAATTTCCGAACTTACTAATGAAGTAAGAGAATTACGTGGAACATTAGGTACAGATAAAGACGGTAAAACTGTTAATGTACAAAAAGATAATTATGCAGCAGGTCAACAAACATCTGCGCAAGCAGAATCAGATTCAGACCATAAAAGAATTAAAGCAGATGAAGAAAATGGTAAATATGCTGGAGATAAAGAAATCGACGGCAAAGGTTCATATAACCATGACAAAAAAGTTCCAGCTGGTAAAGATGATGGTACAGTAGAAAACGAACCAGAATCACAATCTGGTAAAACAGCTTATTATGATGGTTCATTGCCAGAAGATATTCCTGGAGAACAAAACGGAGAAGATGGAAAACAAGGACGTGTTCAAGAAGATAAAGACACTTCTTCTAGTCAAACAGGTTCACAGGACGACACATCTTCATCTTCTACATCTGAAAAACAAGATGATAAAACACAATCTGACAGCACTTCAACAAGTCAAGGCGAAGGACGTTCTATTTCGTTCGCAGAAGCACAAAGACGAATTGAAGAATTACGTGGAGGTAAGTAATAATGGAATTAAAAGAGCTTAGAGAACAACGTAACAGCTTGTTAGACAAAATGGACGAAATTACTTACAAAGTGAATGAAAATGGCACTGGTAAGGAATCACGCAATTTAACAAGCAAAGAATCAGAAGAATTTGAAAAACTAGTAAATGAAGTAAGAACAATTGATTCACAAATTAATGAATTAAAAAATACAAAAGGACAAAAAGTGGAGGAAAGAGAAATGGCAGACAATAAATTAGTAGAACAACGTTCCGCTTTAAACTCATTCATTCGTAACGATAGAAAAGGTTTAGAGGAACGTGCTCAATATGTAAACACAACAAATGATGGCGATGTTTTAATCCCAGAACAAATCGCTGATGAAATCTTACGTAAAATGGAAGAAGCGTCTCCAGTATTCGAACAAGCTCGTAAATACCCATCAGTTAATGGTACTTTGAAAATCGCTAAAGAAAATACTGACGACCAAGCAGGTTTCGTTGGAGAAAACGAAGAAATTCCAAGTATCGCATTAAAATTCAAACATGTTACTTTAACTCAAAAACGTGTTGGTGCAGCAGTTACTTTAACTCAACAATTGTTAAACGATTCTGCAATGGATTTATTAAGTTATTCAGCTGACCTTTTAGCACGTCGTACAGCTCGTGCAGTTGAAAAATCAATCTTTAAAGGTTTAGGTCAAGAAAGAGGATTCGTAGGTATTTTATCTAACGAAGTAACTGATTCAGAAGATTTAAACAAAGTAAAAATTTCTGCGAATGTTACTGTAGAAGAATTAGCTGACATTACTGGTTCATTAAATCCAGCTTACTTAGACGGCGCAGCTTTCTACATGTCACGTGAAGTATTTAACGGAATCCGTAAATTGAAAGACGGTACAGGAGATTTCTTATTACAAAATGGTACAGTCAATGGTGTTATTGGTTCTACTATTTTAGGTTTCCCTGTATACGTATCTGATGTTTTAGATAAAAAAGATGGAATCATCTTTGGTAACATTGGTGCTGCTTATGGTATCATGGTTAAACAAGGATTCTCTCTTAAACATGTTAACGGAGATACACAACAAACATTAAATGGTACACAATTACTAGCATTCGACGGTTATATGGACGGTAACGTTATTAACCCAGAAGCTATTACACTTGCAAATACTAAGTAATTGTAGTATAGACGACGAGAAGGTTTTACTTTCTCGTCATATACATATTTGAAGGGAGAAGGTAAAAATGTTAAGAGTTTTATTCTTCCAAGATACTTACTTATCTGATTATAACACAGCTAGGAGAGTAGGTCAAGAAATAGACCTGCAATTTGATATGGCTTACGAACTTTACAGAGAAGGTAAGGCAGATATTTTAAACCCATATTATAACAAAGATTTATTTAAAGATATAGAAAGATACGATAAAGATTGGGAAAGATTTATAAGATTAGAGGGGGATAGACCATGACCGATTCACTAGAATTAAACTATGTGAAAAATTATCTCCGTGTTGATTATGACGAAGAACAAGAAGATAAATTTATACAAATGTGTATAACTGCTTCACGTTCTTTTGTAGAAACCTATATGAATAGGTCTCTTAGCGATTTCAACGAAGATGGTAGTTATCCAGCTGAAATAGATATTGCAAGACTTAACGTTATATCACAGTGGTATGACACTAGAACTATAATGTCTCCACGTTCAAACGTTAAAGAAATGGAATATGTATTTGCAGGATTGCTAGACCCACACAGATATTGGAACTTTGCATTTATTGATGGAATGCAAGAAAGTGGTCTTGGAGATTTATCAAATATCTTTTATGACAAATCAGCTAACAGATTCTATAGAGCACAACAAGTTGATACTTATACAGCATTAACTGGAGAAGACAATACTAATGTTCCTAATACAGGATTTTATAAACCTGTAAATGAAGTTGATTATAATCAAAGGGGGAAATAGATAATGCCTTTGTTAAATGATGCTGGAAAATTAAATCAACGTTGTACTTTTTATTCTATGCAAGAAGTTGAAACTATAAGAGGTAACACCAAAACTGTAGAAAAAGAAGAATTTTCTTGTTGGTGTACTATTAGACAAGCTAGAATAAGTGAAGTTCAAGCTGCTATAGGAACTGAACATATAAATAGACAAACTCTTATCGTTAGAAGACAGCAAAGAAAAGAGATAAAAAACGATTGGACTGTAAAAGTAAAAGGTCAAATGTTCGATATAGTAAGTGTTGTACCAGATTATGAAACAGAAATGCACGACATGATTGTTCTAAAGGAAAAACATTAATGGCTAAAGATGGAACAATAATAACAATCAAAGATTCTGGTATTTCTGATGAGTTAGCGAGATTGGCACGAAATGTACCTAAAGTTAGAAATAAAGCGTTAAGAGAAGGTGCTAAACAGTTTGCCGAAGAAGTAGAAGCTGTGACACCCGTAGGACCACCACGTTCGTCAAATAAATATGGTGGTAAATGGTATTCTACTGTTCATATGAAAGATGACGTAAAATATCAAAAACTACAAGACGAAAGATATATTGTGGGATATGGTAAAGCTACTGGTTGGCGTGCTCATTTTATTAACGATGGTACTATATATATACAACCAAC